GTCCAAGCGGGGCGGCGTCAATCCACATGATTCCCCTAGCGGTCGGCCCTGAGCCCGCGCCAGCTGCGCGCATCGCCGTCAGGTCGAAGCGGATCGCGCCGCCAACCACTGACAGGCCCGCGCGCATCTGCGCCTCCGTGACGTCGGTCGACAGTGCGGCGTCATATGTCAGCGCGGGCAATGCGCTCAGGTCGTTATCCCAGCCGTAGGACGACACGATCTCAGCGCTTGAGGGCTGAGCTGGGAAAAATCCGCTACCATCAAAATATCCATTGCTCACGCGTTCACCCCGCACGGCCCCACATAGGCCTCCACGGTGCCATCTGTGGCCGTGATCTGGAGGTAGGCGCGAGTGAGCGCGCCGCTTGCGAAAATCTGTGACCAGCTCGATGTGATCGCCGCGCGCGCGCCGCCCTCAAGCGCCACCCACCCGACGCCGCCCAGTAGTCCCCAGACAACGATGTCGACGCTTGTGGCGTCGACCAGCTTGATCGCCAGCACGGCCTTGACCGCGCTGCGTGAGGTCGCGTCAAGCAAGCTCACGCCGTCTGTCAGCAGCGTGGGCGCAGCAGTCGGAGCTGTAATCAACGCGCCCTGCTGCGTCATGCTGGGCGCGCGGTTTGAGATCTGCCCTTGGATCTGGCGCGCTTGCGCCGTGGTAGTCGTCATTGCGCACCTCAGTAGACTGTGACCATAATCTCAACGTTCCAATCGGCGCGCGCTGGAGCGACCCAATCATCCACCACATCATCAAAATTAGTTCCGTTGAAAAAGTACGGCCTGATGCGCACACCAGACGCGTAAGCCTCGGCGGCAAAGGTCCATCCCTGCTCATTTGCAGCTTGACGCACGCCCGCGCCATTCCGGACAGGTTTCATCGTGACCATAATTCGATTAACTGTAATTGCCTCATCCCACGCTAGATCAATTGCGTCCTCGCCTAGATTGATCGTGGCGCTCACACAATTGAGGCCGTCCACCAGATCGGCCACTAAGCCCGAGGGGATGCGCAACCGGAAGACAGCGCCCATCTTCACCAGCTGACGCGTGTCATCCACGAAGTTATCACGGCCAATCCAACGGCTTCCGGCTCACCCAGGATCCAAGAATCGCGCCCGTTGATCTGATCAGATGACCAGCGTGAGGGCACGTTTGTCCCTGTCGCGACATGACGATATTCTTGACGATCGCCTGCCGCTAGGTTAGCGGGATCACTGATGAGGTCCACGTGACCATTGACCGCTGTAAGTGTCAGCATGTCATTAGTTGGCCCGAGCGCCCTAGAATTGAAGTGTGCAAACTCGCCTACACTTTGAAGTAGGTAGTTGAGATTGTTATATGGCAAAGGTGAATTCTCGGTCCACCCAGCTGCTCGCTGCGCGCTCGGGTCCAAGACATCAGATGCAGCCGCTGGCGTCAGCGCCCAGCGTACATTGAGGGTAGGTTTCGTGTCGGCCATGATGCGCACGCCTTGGTGCAGAGGTTGGTTGGTTGGGGCGATCGCTTCGCTTGAGGGGGCGACATCAGACGGCGCGAGGCATGCCGTCGCCAGCATCGCCAGCATCGGGCATAGTCGATACATCAAGTCTAAAGATCGCGTCTGCATTGGGTGCTCCTATGATGAGCGCGACGCCGACCCCTGATGCAGTCGCGTCCTCGATGCGCTGGCGCAGTCTCGCATCTAGGCTAGCAGGTGATGGCGTCGGCGTCACGAGTGTCAGCTGATACCCAGCGGGATGGGCGGGATGGTAAAGCGCAACTCCACCTGACAGCGCGCGCCCGATCGACAACAGCTCCTCAACGCCACCCTCACTGCGATTGATCGCCAAGCGCGCGCGCACAAAGCGCCGATAGGTCTGATCATCTAGTCCCTCGCGCGCCTCGCCCACGATGCGACCGAGGCGATCAAGCCAGCCGCCCGTCGCGTCATCGAGGTCGAGCACCAGGCGCAGGTCAAGTGCGGCGTCCTCCAACTCCTGCACGCGGCGCGCGGTCGCCTCCACCAGCGCGATGATGCGCGGCTGGTGCAGCGAGCTGATGAGAATCGCGCGCGCGCGCGCCTCGACATCGTCACGATAGCCCGCGCTCATGGCGTCACCGTGACGACGATCGCATTGCTCGCCCCCAAGATTCCGATCTCGTCCTCGTCAATGACGATCGCCGTCGTGCCCACAGGCGTCGGCGCCGTGCCAAGCGTAATGACGGCGTCTAGAATCTCCTCGCTGATCGCCTGAACCGCTTGCGCGATGCGCAGCGGTCGCACGTCCTCGCCGATCAACAGCTCCCCAAGGTACGCGCTGATCGCGGCCTCCACCTGAGCGGCGACGTCATCAGGTGCGAGCGCGCCAATCGTCAAGACGACGCTGACCCAGACGCCGATCGCGTCGGCGTAGTCCCACGCGACGTCAAACTCCTGGCCGCTGGAGAGCGTCACGGTTGCGACCTCGTCAGTCCCCCAGACCCTGATCCCCCCACGCGCGCCGCGCGCACCTGCGAGCGCGCGCGCGACCAGCGTTTCCACTGCGGGATCTGCGCTGTCGGGATAGATGATCGCGCGCACGCTGTGCGGCGGCTGGCCGCTGGGCAGCGCCGCAGGCGATCGGTTGCTGATGACGACGACCTGCTGCACGGTCGCAACCTCCAGCAGCGCGGCGCGCAGCGCGGGGTCGGTCCCTCCACCTGTGACAGCTGCGCTCGACTCGCGCCGTGCGCGCAGCTGCGGGTCAAGCTCGACGTCGCGCCCGGTCGTCAGCGCCACGACGTTAGTGACACCTGTCCAACCTGCATAGGGCGTCACGATCGCCGTCAGGTCTCCCGCAGGCACGATGAGCGGGCCCGTCGCAAGCGCGCGCACGCCGACGACGACAGGGCCGCTAATGGTTACCGTCTCCACCGTCTCCACAACTACAGATGACGCCGCGCCTCGAATGCGCGCGCCCGCTGGTACAATCGTGTTGCCTGTGCCCGTCAGCGTCACGGCACCAAAGCTGGCCTGCGCGCCTTGACGCGACGTCACGCTCGACAGCGCTACGATGCCATCGAGTAGCTCGCCAGGAGCTTGGTCGGGGTCGAGCGCTGTGGCCAGCTCCCCGAGCGCCTCCCACAATGACGCGATCTGCACCGCGCCAGCGTCGAGCACCTGGCCCAATACGCTGTCAGCGCCGAGGCGAACATCGTCGCCAAGCGTGTCGCGGATGTCGTCTGCCTGGAGCTGGCGCACGTCCTCCAGGCGCAGAATCTCAAAGCGTCCATCAGGCGTAACTCCTGCCATATCAATAACCTCCTGTGGGCGCCAAGAGCAGCGCCATGGTCCCGTCAGCGTCCTCTTGCAGCGCAGCGGCTGCGCGCAGCACGGCATCATCTGCTGCGCGCACGAGGATGATCATGTCTCCTGTGTAGAGGCGCGATGCGCGGTCGATCTGCCCGACGCTGCGCTCAACCCGAATCACGCCGGGCGCGGTCGACACGATGCTCGCAAGCAGTGCGGCGATCAGTTCTGCGCGGCGCGGCTTGCCCAACACCTGCTCACGCCATGGCACGCCAGCGGCGAGGTCGAGCGTGTATTCGCCGCGCTGCGTCGCGAGGATGACGCGGATCGCCTGCGCCGTATCGTCAAGACCTGGAGCTGTCGTCACGGCGTCGCCGCCGAACAGCTGCAGGTCGCCATCATCAGCTAGTCTAATGTCGCGCATTCATTCAGCCTTTGTCTTGGTCGCGCTGACGGCGCTCGGCGTATAGGGAGGCACGACGCCGGTCTGCCCAAGCGCGATAAGTTGCACGCTGATCTCCGCGAGTGCGACCGCGATGTCGCTGAGGTTCGAGACCACGGGCGCGCCAAGCGCGACGTAGAGCGTCGCGCTTGGACCTCCTAAGCGGACCTCGGGCGCCGTGATGGTCGCCACACCTGCCGCGCTCAAGCGCACCTGCGCGTTGCCACTTGACGTGCTCAAGACCGCCTCGCCTGCGCGCGCTGCATCTGCTGACAGCGGCTCGGGGTTCGGGAACATCCCAGGGATCGCGATGGCGTCCTGAAGCGCGCCCAGACGCAGGTCGGCGGGCTCAACGCCCGTCTCCCCGCGCGCCATCCAATCGTCGAGCGATCTGGAGGCGATGATGAGCAGAACCCAATCCCCAGGCCCAAGCGGCAGATGCAGGCTGAATCCGCCGCCGCGCGGCCAGATGACAGGGACATCGTCGACGACAGGTAGCTCGGTGAAGTCGATCAAACCGTCGCCATCGAGGTCGCCGCGCGCGATGCTGATCGCTGGCTGCACCTGCGCGCGCTGCGTCAAGCGATCATAGGTGATGACGCGCGCAGGCATCGACTGGCCCCGCTCAGCAAAAACGGTTAGGGCACCCGCCTCAATGACCTCTGATAACTGCGGTGTTCTCATCGTGGGTTCCTGATGATTGAGGCCTCAAGCTCGGTGTAATAATCACTCGCAAAGCCTGAGTCGCCTAGATGTTTGATGCGGCGCGTCAGAAACCATCCATTGATGTCGCGTGCCTCCAGTTGGATGATTCGACGCAGGCGCGCGTCAGGATTCAGCAGCATCCTCAGCTCGACGCGGCGCGCTTCGCCCGGCTTGGGCGACCCAATCAAACCGGTGTTCGGCGTGATGAGTAGAGCAGGTAGGCGGGTCGACTCGCCTCGCCTCACGACAACGATCCGATCGTCTTCGATCGTCCAGTCGAGGCGATTCAGGCGCGCGATTCTGTTGATCTGCCCATAGACCGGACCTGCCAAAGTGACGCCGCGCGGCGCCTGTAGCTGCTCGTCAGGGTTGATGCCTGCGAGGTCGAGCGCTTGACCTGCGATGCCAGCGAGCGGACCGAACGAATCCTTGAGGGAGGAGCCGCCTTTGATCGTCAACGCCGCTGGCTTGCCTAAGTTGGCGAATCCGTCGGCAGACTCAATCTCCACAATGCGATCTGAGCCGTCGCGCGAGGCGGTGACGCGCGTCACTGTGCCGAGGAAGATCAACCCGACCTGCTCGCGGTATCCTGCGATCAGTTGAATGGCTGCATCACGCGTTGACGCCACCGCGATCGTGTCGTCGGTGGCGTTATAGATCTTGATCTTCGCGGAGTTAAGAGCGAAGCCGTCCTGCTTAATCACCTCGAAGCTGATGCGCAACCCCTCGATGATGCGCCCCTCTTTGCCTGGAGCGCCCACGATGACGCGCACGACGCGCTTAAACTGCCGAGTCATACGGGGAACCTCACGCGCGCGATGCCGTCGTCGACAGGCGCTGTGAGCGCGGCGACCTCCTCAGCCGACCAGAACTGAAGCTCAACCTCCTCGCCCAGCTCGCTGACGTCGGGCTCGGCATCGCTCGCGCCGATCCGCACAATCATGAGTTGCCCATCAGGTAGGCGAGGATCGACCTTGCGCAGGTTGAGACTCCAGTTGAGGGTCACCCGACGCGGCCCCAAGATCGCCTCCTCCGCGCTGTCGCGGATCGTTATCCACCAGGCGCGCGCGCGCTCGCGCCACTCGACATCAAAGACAAGCTCGGCGCCTGCGACAGCGAGGCGCCTTTGATAGCTCAACAGCTCAGGGTCTAGTGGGATGATTCTGGGCATGTCGTTTACCTCCTAGGGTGCTGCGGGTTTCTCGGGGGCGCCCTGAAGGAAACTCTTGAGCAGCGCGCGCCGTCCCGCCTTTTGCTGCTTCCCGTTCGCCCCCTTGTCCGCCCCTTGAGTGTTAGGCTTCCCCTTACCGGAGCTGCGCAAGACTGAGGCCAAGATGCTGGGGTCGACCTGCGTCGTCACCGAGCTGACGTCAGTGATGCGCTCCAGGTCGATCGGTATATCGGTGCCTCCACCGCTGCCGCTTGCGCGCGGCTCGCTGACGGAGGCGATTAGAGATCCTACATAGTTGCGTTTGACGCTGATGATGGTCAGCGTCGCGCTGCGTTCGACAGCAGCTTCCAGCGCGTCATAAGCCCCCTGCGCGCGCCCAGCGCGTTGCTCGCCCTGTTGTGGCGAATCGCTCACGCCTAGGAGTAGGGACAATCGTCGAGCCTCTGGCTGCGCATTGTCTGTCACTGGCACGCCGACCTCACGGGGGTGAGCCGTGATAGTCGCATTGATGCTAGGCGTCTCAGACAATCCCACGCCCTCGCACAGCAGACCGTTCTCATCAAAGATAAAGACCACACCAACCTCCTGTTAGGTGCCCGTCGCGCGCGCGCTGAAGTTACGCTGCCCTTCCCGAAGCATTGCGTCTGTGACGCCGCTTGAAACGCTTTGCTGAAGCTCCTCAGGCGTGAGCACGCTTGAGGCCTCGATGTTGATCGCGTTGATCTTCACTTCCTGGCGCGGCGCGCCGTTCTGCGTGCGCGCGGTCGCGGCGAGCGCGTCCGTCGCAGCTGTGCGCCCGTTGCTAAACAACCCTGTCACCGTGCTGGTTGCCTTCGAGGCGAAGCCGCTCACCTTCTCATAGGCGTCAAGCGCAGGCTTCACGACCCTCTGCAGCTTCTTTGCCAGCCCCTCAATGAGGTCATCCCAGAATTTGGAAACCCAAGTACCGAACCGCTTAAACGCTCCGGTCAACCACAGCCAGATGTCCTGCGCCAGGTTGCCGATCTCGGCGCCGGCGACATCTACGAACTCGGACATCGTCGCGCTGACCTCATCCCAATAGGCGATCAGCGCGATCAGCATGGCGATCAACAGCACGATCAACAGCGGCACCGATGCGAAGGCAAGCGCGACCATCGCCACGAGCGCGGCCACTACCAGCAGCCCGTCTTGAACCTTTTTCAAACTCTCCTGATTCGCTGGCCCGAACGCGTCCGTGAAGTATGAATCTCCACCCTCAAGCCAGGTGTAAAGATCCTCCAGCGCGAAGATGATGAATCCGATCAGCAGGCCCATCAGCAGATAAGGCGCGGCAGCGGCTGCCGTCGACATCGCGAGCTTTAGGTTTGCCATCGTGAGCATGCGCGCGCCCTTGACGAGCTTGATTAGAGCGCCGCCTGCGACGAAAGATCCAACGACGACAGCAAAGAATTCCATCGTCCTACCAAGCCCACCCATTGATTTAGTAAAGTCTCTTATGTCAGACAGTCCGCCATGAACGGCTTTGATGAATTGCTGAACATTGATGCTCGATTGTTTGAGAAAGGATTGAAAGTCTTTTGAGTCGCTAGCAAGCCATTTCGTGAGGTCATCTAACAGCGGTTGGATTGCTGGTAACAGACTTAACATGAATTGATCACCAAGAGCTTTAGCCTGCTTGGTGATCCTATCTAGTGAGTCATTGAACGCCTCCGCTTTGACGGTCGCGTCTTCTGGGATGATGAGGCCGAAGTCGCGCGCCTCTTGTTTCATCTTGGCAATGCCTTCGGCGCCAGCTGCAAAGAATGAGGCAAATTTTTGCCCGTCGCCGCCGAGCAGCTTGGACGTCAAGACCGCGCGCTTGCCATCCTCCTTGATGTTGCGCAGCGCCAAGCCAATCGCCTCGAACCTCTCCTCGGGTTTCATCTTGGCGAGCTTGCCAGCGCTCAAGCCCACCTGCATAAACGACTTCGCCATTTCCACGTTGCCCGTGCGCGCCTCTCGCACTGCCTTCGTGGTTCCGCTGATTGCAGCGACGACCTGCTCTTGTTTCACACCGCTTAGACCTGCGGCGTAATTCAGCTCCTGTAAAGACTCGGCGGTGATGTCAATCTGTCTTGCGGTCTTGGCGAAGCCGTCTGCTGTTTGAGCGACCTCTTTGAGTCGATCAAACCCAGCCTTGAATAACACCGCTGGAGCAGCCAAGGCAGCGACTGTAATCAGTTGCTTCTTGATCCTCTCCAGCGTGCCATCAACTAATTTGATCGACTCTTTATCGGGCTGGAATCCAATCGAGCTGATGAGCTTTTGCAGGACAGACATTCATCACCTTCGCTTAGATGCTTGTGCGCTAAAGACCTCCGCTGCCGCCTCTAGGTCAAGCACTTCGTGAGCGTCAAGAACTTCCATCAACGTCCACGTCGCCTTGATCGTCGTGACGGACGTTTTCCATTCCCTGGCGATTCTGAGCCAGAAGTGTTGTCCGCCTCGCCCGATGTTGAGCTGTGAGGCGTAGTTTTGGATTCGGGCTGCGACGGCTTGAACATTTGAATCAGTCGGCTGGGGAGGCGATGGCCCCTGCCGACGCTCGCTAAAGGGCGCAGGTTGACCTCTAACACCCACATCACCAACTCAATCGCGAGGCCGAGGCGGCCCTGAAACATCAAGTCGAACTGCTGCCCTGCATTGCCTCCAGGCTTATCAGGGCTTGCCTGGAGCTGCGTGTTCTGGAGGAGGTCTTTCAGCAGCTCGCTCCCGCCTTGCGTGACCAGCTCGCGCGACAACGCAAGCAGGCCCTCACGCACCTCTGCGCCGCTGACGTCTCCTGCCATGACGCCCTCATCGCTCATCATAGACCGCACGACTCCAACGACCATGCTGATCGGTCCGCTGGAGAGCGCGACGAGCTTCGGCAGCACGTCATAGGCATAGCCAGCAGGCCACATACAGGTGACCCAGGTATCGCCGTGTAGCACCTTGCGATAGGTCGTCTGTTGCCCCCACGGATTCTTGGCTTCTGCGGATGGGTTTTCGATGTCAGGGCCGGTCCTAAATGTCATTGCGTGCTCCGGTGAAAGGGTTGTTGGGTTGGTCTAATCAGACAGGCGACTTGACGATCTTCCCGCAGCGGAAAGTGAACTCTCGGTCGCTGGGTTCACTGCTGAACGCCGCGTTTGGGCGATCCATGGGGCGCGCAGCTGTGGCGACATACTTCTCGCCTGTGCTGATCATCGTGATGATGATCGTCGACACAGCCGTGAAGCCCAGCTCGTGGCGGCTGATGACGCTGTCCAGGATTCGCCGCGAGGCGATCGAGGTGTTCTTGAGCCTGATGCGAACCATACCCGTGCGATCCTCCGTGGTGCTTTGATGCAGCTCCCCGTCGCTGCCTACCACGTCGCTATACAGCGGAGCGTTCCACTCGATCTCGACGGCGTTCCCGTCAGCAAACCCGACGGGCAACAGCACCCCGTCAACCAGGACCGCGAGCGTCCCCATGTTGTTCAGCGCTTGCAGCATAGCTTCCTCTCATGGATGCGCGCGCGCCCCAGCTTGAGGGCGCGCGCTCTTGGTGTTAGCACACGATGCGCGCGACGCGCGCGTGAGGTCAGGGCGCCAGCTGCGCCAGCAAATCGAGGTCGTCTGTTAGCACGCCGCGCAGGCGCGCCAGCGCGACCGCGCCAGCAAGCAGCGCCTGAAACTGGAAGGTGATTCGCCGCTGCTCGACCTCGGCTTGAGGCAGCGTCGCGCGCAGCGGCAGGAACACGCGAGGGCTGATCACATCATCCGTCAGCGGATCGATCGCAGATTCGAGGTTTCCATTAGTGATACCGAGTTCTAGCAGCGCCTCCACGATCGCGCCGATCTGCTGAAAACCCTTATCGGTATAGGGGACGCGCCGCCCGAGCGCGCGCTGCGTCAACAGAAACGAGGCGACGTTCTCATTGGTGCGCTCGCGCAGCCAGTCGACCACGATGCGCGCGTCGACAAACCGACCGTCTGCCATCTGCGTCGCGCCCGGTGAGCTGTCGGTCGCCGCCACGCCCTTCAGCGTCAGATACAACCCGACCCTCTTGGTGCGAGAGATGGTTCGCTGCGTCTCGCTGATGACGCTGTCCTGCGCCGTCACGCCGCTGATCTGGATCAACCCGATAGGTGGCACGGGTTCGATGTCGGGGTCGCTTGTGAGCTGCTGCGTGAGCGCGCCAAAGGCGACAGGAGCTGCGTCCACAGCGGAATAGTACACCTTGCTATATGCACGACTCTGAGCGCTCAAGATGCTCGCCACGTCGCCAGCTCCTGCAGCGATGATCGAGGCGTCACTAGATTGCGCGATGTGAAGTTTCGCGTTCGTCTCAGCCCACGCCGCAGCTGCCAGGATTGACGCCGCGTCACGCGCGATCATATGCAGACCGTACCACTGCGCAGACTCGCCCAGGATCGCATCAAGCTCGGCGTTGAGAGTGTTCCCGCTAGCCGTCGTCACGACGACAACCAGCGTCGCCCCCACAGGAGTGCTCGTCGTCGCGCTGAACGGCGTGCCTGCAAAATCGCTCGTCACGACGACAGCGGCTGTCGCGCCCGACGCGGTGACAGGTTGCGTGCCCGCATTGATGAGCGCGCGCAGCTCGGTCGCGATCGCGTCGTTTGTCTCAGTGGTCGCGCTGAATGTAAACGGCGTGCCATTGATGATGATCGTGTAGGCGCCAGCTGCTGGCGTGCCTCCGACCGTCACAGTTGTCACCTGCGCCGTCAATGTGAAGTCTGCGCGCGCAGCTGCGACGCGCGCAGGCTTGCGCGCTTGCGTCAATGCGATCGTCAGGTGCTCAGCTTGCGCTTGCGTGATGGCGCCTGCGAGGCGGTCTGCTGTGACCGCTCCCGGCGTTGTATAGAATCTAATCCGCTCGGTCATGCTCGCGTCGTCGACTACGATCGCCGTCCCGAACCCAGCGCGCCCGACAGGCGTCCCGCCAATCAGGATCGTGGTTTCGATGACGTCATTCTGATTCGCCATTAGGGCACCTCTTGATAGCTGCCCGTCGCGGTTTCGACGGCAGCGGTTGATGCGGTTTCGCGCGTGATGTGATGCACGCGCAGCTCAACGATCCAACGATCCTCTGTCGTCTGCGACAGGATCTGCGCCTGGCGCCTCGGCGCGCCGACCGCGACGATGGCGAGGCCCAACGCGCGCGCGCGCTCCGACTCGCTGTCGAGCTGCCAGCGGTTCGCGAGGCGAGCGATGATGCTGCGCGCGGTCGCGCCGTAGCTCGTCACGCGCATCGTCAGGATGCGATCCTGCTCGGCCGCTTCCTGAAACAGCGGGTCGCCATCCTCGTCGACGCCTGCGGCGATGTCGAGCAGCTGCACACTGGCGCGTCCGACCTCGGGATCATCCAATGCGAGCAAACTTGCAAACGGCGCCGCAGGGCGAGGACCGTCTTGCTGTTCGTAGATGATGCGGTTCGGCGCGAGCACGCTCGCGCCGATGCAACCCACGACCCACGCGCGCATCGCGACCTCCGTCGCGTCGGGCCCATAACTCATGGTGCCCCCGGCGGCGTCTGCTGCGCATAAGCATACGCCGTGTGGTGCTTGATCAAACCGGTCGGCCACGCGTCAACCATATGCACCTGCCAGCGTTCGCCTTCGTGGAGCAGAATATCGGGCTCGCGCCCGATGCTGGCGTCGGCGGTGTAAAGCGGACCGTCGCTGATGATGGCGACCCACCTCTCGCTGCGCAGGCCCTCCTCCACGCGAAGCAACCGAAAGCTGTCCATTGGCTGCACACTTGCGCGCACCATGAGCGGCTCAAGCGTCCCTCGAATAGGCAAGCCGTCGTCTCCATAGACGACGGCGTCGCGCCTCAAGACGGCGAGGGGGCGGCGTCCGATAGGCATGGCTCAGCCCTTTTTTTGACCTTTGGGCAGGTTGCCCAAGATGACGTCATAGGTGATCGCCGCGCGCAGGCGCCCGGTGTCGATGAGCTGCTTCTTGCTGCCCTTGGCTTTGATGGTGCTCGCCGCCAAGGGCGGTTCAATGCCCTTGGTTATCGTCTTCTGGATCGCTGATTGCGCGCCAAGACCAACACGCTCCAGCGCCTGTTCTGCTGTTCGCTTTCCATTCATAACATCGAGTGTCGCGGTTCTCATAAGCTCTCTAGGTTCAGCAGCTGCGACGCCTAGCGTGAGCCAGGGACGCGCTGGCATCTTGACCGTCCCGAATTCATGGAATGCACCCAGGTCAGCGAGCGATGGCAGAACCGCAGGCGCAGGTCTGCCGCCCATCCCTTCAGGCGCTTCAGGTCCGGATGCACCTGAATCCTCGGGCGGCGGCGACACGAGCTGCGCGCCAACGCGCGCCGGTAGCCCGACCTCCACGTGAGACGATGCCATCTGGCTGATGTTGCGCAGGCGCGCAACCCAGCCCTGGTCAATGGTTTTGATCTTGGGCTTGCTGGCCATCATATCACCACGGGGCCGAGGAAGAGCCGTTGTTTGAGGCGCAGATGTTCTTGACCGTAGGCGGTCGCAGTTAGCAGCGCGTCGCCAGGACTCAGGTCTGTGCGCGACGCGAGGCGCGGGCCTGCATAACTGATCGACTCGCGCCCCGTCGTCATGGATGCGGCGCCACCTGCCCCAAGACCAATGAGACCGATCGCGCCCTGTGATGCCATCGCTTCACCTTGGAGCTGCGACAAGGCGAGCAGGTGCGCAGCAAGCGAGAGCACACCACGCAACCAGTAAACGCCCCAAGCGCGCGTGCTGCATTCGCTGGAGGCGTCACTAATATAGACGCTGAGGCGCGCGTCAGCGACGTCATCAAACTCTGCATAGCGTGTGCGAAAGTCTGCGATGCTACCCATGAGATCACTTCCCGAGGTTCTTTAGCTCGTCATCAGTCAGCACGATAACACCTCGATCGCTGACGCGCTTGGCGAGGGTGTCCGTCACTGACATAGCCTTAGGCGACAAGCGCTTGATCCAAGTCTTATCAGCTGATGCAAGCTGCGGAATGCCGTTCGCATCGACTCTACCATCCCAGATCATTTCGCGGATGTGGCTGCTCGCTTTAATGATTCGACCTTGAGCAAGATTGCCTTGCTCAAGGTGATGTTTGACAGCGGGCAGCTTGTTGATCTCATCCCAATCCTCGGCGGCGATCTGATTGTCGCCTGGATCAAAGCGGACCTCACGAAAGCTGACATGGTAGTCAGCTTGACCTTTGGTGCCGTGCTTAACAGGGATCGCGACCGACCAGCTGTGCGGCATGACGCTATAGACGTCGAGGGTGTTCGTAGCTTTCTTTGCTGCGCTCATGGGTAGCTCCGGTGAGGTCGCGCGCGTCATGCGTTGACGCGCGCGACCTGTGCGAGGGTGGGTCGGTTTGCTTTAGCTTCAGGCGGGTCGTGAGACTTCAGCGAAGGCGTGCGCCAGCGGAAATTCCGTGATCACCCCTGCTGTCGAGCCGACAATGGGAGTGACCCAAAGGAGGTTGCGCGGCTGCGTATCAAGGATCGTCATGGGGTCCGGCAGGTTGTGCTCCAGACGATCGGGCTCCGTGGACACCGCGCAGATCATATCCTCGCCGTTTGGACCGGCAGCGTTGAGCTCGCGAACCTTGATGACGGCAGTGACAGATTCCTTCTTGAGAAGGATGTCCAGAATCGTCTCATTGGTGAAGGTGTTGGCCCTCGTGTCCTCGATGAAATTGAAGATGCTGGATGCGACCAAGAGCGTCGATGCGACCTCGGCCTCGTTTGTCTGCTCCTCCACCTTGCGCAGCAGGTCGGTGAAGACCGCGAGCTGCACATCAGAATCCCCGCCAAGCTGGAAGATCGTGCCGTCATATGCAATCCGCGAGACATATGGCATCGACAGCAGACCGGTCACCTTTTTCGCAGCGCTGCCATAGAAAGAGACATCGTTTGCGAACTCGAGGATGGAGCGCGCCGCTGCCGTCGCCTTGCGGTCGTTGATGTTCTCGCCTGCGAACATCGCGTTCTCAAGCTCCTGGTAGCCGTATTGATAGGCCACACCGAAGAAGCCGACGTTGTACTCGTCCTCGATGACGCCGACGCCCACGAGGGGCAGGTCATCGCCCGAGTTGCTGATCCATTGCGCGCGCCCGAAGTTGCGCAGGACGCGACGCGTGTAGATGTTCGCACCGCGTGCGACCTCGCCGCGCGGCGGCATGATCTTCAGGCCGTTGAGTGGGGGGAGAGGCTGATCATAAATCCGCTGCTTCTGATCCGTCAGCTGTCGCTTGACGTAGAGCGTGAGGGCATCCGCCATAACAATTTCACCTTGTTGATGTCGCCTCAGGCGACTTGATTTGCATCATGAGGCGCGCAGCTCGTGATGAGCTGCGCGCCTCTTTGTCAGGCCTGGATGATGGCCAGCCCGCCTTCCTCGACTTTATAGAACTGCCAGCCTGCAAGCCGGACGCAACCATCAGCAGGCGTCGACCTGAAGATCGTGCCGCTGCCGGTGTCGACGCGCACGAACACCGGCGCGCCCTTGGTCGGCGTGTCCTCGATGCGCACGCGCACGCGCCCGAGGCGTCGCACGCTCATCGTGCGATGGGGGCTGTATCCATCAACCAAACCACCCGACTCCTCGGTGTCCTGGCGCAGGGAGATGCCGGCGAACAGCTGGAGCGTGGAGACGCTGGCGCCTGCATTCTCCGCGAGGGCGAGGTTGTTGGTAAAGCTCGCCGCCTGCAAGCTCACGCCTGGATCGCCTGTGACGATCAGGGTCGTGGTGCCGGTCGCCGTGACGCCAGGGATGTCGAGCGTGGTGTTGATGGCCGTGCGCAGCTGCGTGGCCACGGTTGTGGTTGTGGCGGCTCCGCTGCTGATGACGCTCACGACATAGGGCGTTCCGTCGACGTTCAGCGTGATGCGATACAGCGCAGCATTCTCGGCGGTAACAGTGAACGTCTGCACGGCAGGAGCCGAGCCTGCAAGCAAGCTCGACAGCAGCGCGCCGCCCTGCTCGCGGTCGTCGACAAGAGAATCGCCTGCCGTGTCAGCAGGGTCGAACGCGATGGCTGCACCGAAAGGAACCGCAGCCGCCGCGGCGTTCGGCGTGGTCGCCGTCAGGGCGAGGTTCGCGCCGACGGCGATCGTATACGCAAGCCCAGCTTGACGCGACGTCAGCACGAGGTTGGTCGCAGCGACCACGCTGATCAAGCCGCTGATGGCTGGGTCATTCATGAGCGCCGCGCGCAGGCCTGCGGCGATCTCAGTCTGCGTCGCGTTGGCGTCGCTGAGGAATGACACCGCGACACCCTCGACGGTGATCGTGTAGGTCGTGGCGTTCGCCGCCGTGATGGCGATCGTGCTGACCTGACGAGCTTGCGGGAATGCGGCTATCAGACTGATGTCGTCTTTGGCGATGGCGATGTCAAAAGGATCGCCAGCGCGCCCGGGCGCAAGACGAGCCGTGTAGTTGGTGAATGGCATGATGAACCTCGAAGTGAGCGCGCGACAGGTGCGCGCGCGCGTGGTCTTGTGCGAAGGAGGGTGGAGGGCTTCAGGTCTTGGTCTTACCATGCATGCGATCTGCGAAGCGCTGACGCGCGTCCCTCTCGCTGTCTGTGCGCTGCGAACTGGCGGACGCGGTCGCCTTAACGTGCGAGCGTCCGGTCGCCTTGTGAGACGACCTAGACAGCTTGCGCGCGCTCGAAAGCTCGTCGACGATCGCCATGACATAGGCCTCGGAGTCATTGCGCATCCGATCGCCGAGGTGCGCTTTGACGACAGCGCGCGCGAGCTCGGTGTTGGTCATGTCGTCAGCGCCCTCAACGCGCTTGCGCGACGGCAGCGCGTTGGCCAGGTCGTCGAGCTTGCGACGCGCCACCATGTAGTTGTGTTGTGCCGCCTCGGCGTCTTGGCGTGAGCTGCGACGACGGCGCCCACGTGCGCTGTCACGGCGATCCGCGCGCGCAGGCGGCTCCGTATAATCAGCGTCGCCAGTCATGTCGTCCTCGTCGCCTGTGGCGTCGTCATCCTCGTCGTCGACAAGCTCGTCGTCCTCATCATCGACAGGCTCGTCGTCCTCGTCAGCGTTCGGGATCATCGCATCAAGGCGACCCTCCAGGGCGTCAAAGCGTGCGTTCAAGCCGTCAATGCTCTCAAGCACTGCCTCAATGAGTTTCGGAATCGCCTCCTCCATGGGCATTTCAACCTCCTCCTCCTCCATATCCGCGACCTCGTCGTCGGTCATCTCATCGCTGTCGCGACGCTTAGTCGGCGTGCGCTTGGAGGACTTCGGCGGCGCTGGCTTGGAGAGCGTGTTCTTGCGCGCGTCGGCGCGCTGTTGGGTCGTCTTCTTGCGCCGAATCTTGATCTTCATGGTCAGCTCGTGTGGTGAGGGGTCGTCATCATTGACGACCTGATAAGCGGAATCTGCGCGAAGGCGAACATTTCGCCCAGCCCGACCGCGCTCGACGGTCGCAACATGATTGCCTACGATGTTCCTCTGAATTGCATCATAGGCGCCGAACTCGGGATCTGTCCCTGGCTCCTCGACGATGTCGCAGTCATAGCCAAGCGACTGCTCATGAACACCGTCGCGGATGGCCTGGATATGGTCGCCGTCGAAGAAGGTCAGCGTCATGCGAACCATATCCGCTTCAGCGTCGACGTTGATCTTCTCACTACTCGCGCCCGTCGCATAGGTGCGCGCATTCTCCGGCGTGATGCGAATGGCGTCGCCCTTTGCATCTACCGGATGCCCTAAGCAGGTAGGCTTGCGCGCGAAGGTCGACAGCGAGCTTGGCGCGAACACCTCCTCGCGCGTGCGCAGCTCGCGTCGCACCGTGCCATCTGCGAGCTTGTATTCAAACACGCCTGGACGGGTCACAAACGCATCAGCCATCAGAAAGCCCTCTGGCGTCTCTAACGGCTGCATGAGCTTACCGATGCTGTCGATCCTGTACGCCATTTTTAGGGGTCCCTAACTATTGGGTTTAGGTCAATGCAACCTTGGCAGATGATTCAAGCATGGTCAAGTTTGCCTTGACTAATCCTCCAGGACGGGGAGCGCGATGCAGCGGCAGTTGATGGCGGTGCCGGGATGCCCTTCAATCGGGGGCGCATCCCATGAGAACACCTGTCCGTTAAGCTCGCGATGCGAGGCGCGCACACGCTCATCACGCGAGGTCGCCCACTCATAGCGCACGACGCCAGCTGCTGTTTGCCGCGCCTGCGCGAGCGCTGTGTTGAGCTTGGCAAGCTCGGTGCGCGCGATCACATCTGCGCGCGACGACGCGACGCCTGTGCGATCCTTGATCGTCGCCGACAGACTCGCGACCGTCGCGCCAGCTTCGAACGCCTGGAACACCTCGGCGGCGACCTGATCGGCCAGCTCGCTAGGCATCGACATGATGAGTTTGGCTTGCTCGCTTGCGCGCTGAATAAGCAGCTCCTGTTCCAGCGCGCCGCGCGTCGCGCGCACCCCGAGCTTGTCCGCTTGGCGGCGCCATTGCACCATCTGCACGCGGTCGACCTGCTCGGTGACGCGCCACGCCTCCTCGGCGGCGACCTCCAGCGGGATGATGCCGCGCAGCTCCTCCACAACACTCGCTAGCTGCGTCTGCCACGTCGCGCTGAACAGGTCGAGTTGCGCGCCTTCGAGGCGCTTGGCGATGATCGTCGCGGGCTTCAGCAGCCGCTTCAGGCGCGCGGCGAAACCGCGCGCCATGGCGATGGTGTCGATCATGGCATCGACCCCACGGGAGCAGTTGATGCGGGAGCTGCTGCCGGAGGCGGGCCCCCTCCCTGCGGTCCGAGGATCGCGCTCGACTTCGAGGCGTCAAGTTGGAACGCCAGACCCAACGCGCCGACGCCCTGATCGTAGGTGAGCAAGCCGCTGTTGACCATCGTGATGATCTCAAGCATTGACGCAACTTGCGCGCCATTCATCGCCGTCTCGGAGGGCGGCGTCGGCTCATCAAGCTCAGGCTCGACCTCAACGCCCTGCGCGTCCTCGGGCGCACCCTGCGGCGCGACCTCGGGCTCTTCGACCTGTGCGGGTGCCGTGGGCGCCCTGAGCGCGTCAAGCAGCGAGGCCGGGACCCTCATCGTCGACGACGATGCATCGTCGTCGACGTCGTCGGGGATCGACAAGCCTATTTGACGCAGGTGGCCGCGCGCCTCGTCGGGCGTCATCGCTGCCATGGTCACAGCGATCGACAGCGCCTCCGCGTGCGTCTTGATCGTGGTCGCTTTCTCGCCCTGCGACTCGACCTCATAGTGCGACCATTCGGCAACCCAGCGCTCGGGTTCGTCGCCGTCTGTCGGCCCGAGCGCGGAGCAAACCAGAACCTTGATGAGTTGATTCAACGCGGGCGTCAGCGCGAGTCGCTGATAGTCGCGACAGCGCGCCGCCCACTGCTTTCGCCCGCTGGCGTCGTCAGTCGAAAGGCCACCTGGGGCCTGACCCCAAAGCTCGACGACGGGCATGTCTGCCAGTGCGGCGAGCTTCTGCGCCTGTCGATCATAGACGTCGCTCCAACCTGAGAGCGTCGTGTTGTGCGGCGTCACGACCTGCCCAGGACCGACGATCCACATCCGCAACATGCTAAACGCGCGCTGCTGAAGCGCCATGTAGCTGATCAGCGTCGAGCGGCCCTGGTCGTTGGTGAGCAGGTCGCTGAGGTTGCCCAACGCGAGCGTCTTGCCGCCGATCTCATGCAAGACTTCGGCGCCGCCCTGAGCTGCCATTTCCTCACGCTCCCATCCCTCAAGGATACCCTCCATTACTGGAGCGCCCCAATATTGATAGGTGGCCAGAAGCTTAGGCGGAACCGGGTCCCCATAGAAGCGAATCAGTCGCGACGCGTGGATGATTGGCTGTTCAAGCACAACGCCGGTTGCAGGTTGATACCTGTAAAGCTCGGGCGTCATGTAGCTATCGCTATAAGGATCACTGTCAATCTGCTCGCCTTGAGCGTTCGGCGTTCTGTGAAGCTCAAAGCGATTCATCACGATGAGGCGGTTCACTGATTGCAAGGTCGCATAGTCAAGAGGTTCGTTTACCTCGCCGCCTCCGTCGCACACCATCCAAACAGCGGCGCCGCCATAGTGGCGCGCGAAGGTAGCTGCCTTCCTGAAAGCAGCGACCCAGCCAAGCTCGTCTAGCGCGTTCAACAGCGCCTCAGGATCTTCGAGGCCTGCGATCTTGATGTCCGTCAGGGATGAGCCAGGGAGGCGCGCAGCGATGCGATACGGGATCTTATGTTGTAGCAGATCATCAAGCTGAAGCTCGCTCAGCTGCTCACGTGAGATCAGGCGCGTTCCTGCCGAGCGCGCGCGCGCCGTACCGAGGCCCGAGATGACGTTCTCAAGGCCTCCTTTGCGTGGTTGCTCGACGTGCTGCGCATGCATGGCGTGCACCGCAGGAGGCAGGTTGTCGGCGCTGTCGGTGCGCGAGAGCATGGTTGCGAGGGTTGGTAAGACTGCCTGTTTGATCCGATCTGTGATGCGGGTCATGTCATGCTCCCATCATGGCCGCCCACGAGGCGGCAGCAATTTCTTCTTCAGACTGCTCGATCTCTTGCGCTTGATAGAGGTAGTCAAGCGCCTGCGTTGACGCGTCGACCTGGTCGTCGTTGGCGCTTGCAGGGAACGTCATATGCTCATAGTCCCACGTCGCACGCCATTCAGCACGAGCCGGGATGTAAGCATTGCCCGCCGCCACGATGGGCGTCACATTGCGAGCGCGCGTGACCTTGTCATAGCGCGGCATGATCGGCGTGATGCCAGGCACCTCATTACCTCGCAAGCCGATCACACCGACGCCGTCTGCTTTCGCCTCCACGAGCACGGTGCGCGCGAAGCTCCAGGGCTTGCGCCGCTGCACCTCCAGAAACGCCACGTGCGTCTCGGAGGGCGACCAGCGGCCGCGCACCTGATCGACCAGATAACTGTTCGCGCTGTTGAGCGGTCGAACCCAAAGCTGCCCGACTGCAAACGAGCCCCTGTCGACCTTGCCGCCGCCGCGCATATCCCAAGACTGCACCCACGTCGCGCCAACCAAATCGGGCAAGACCTCCCAGGTGCGCCACCAGCTGCTCTTGAAGATCGCGCCGCCGTCAGGGACGGGCTTCTGCTGATAGATGCAAGCAAACACCTCAGGGGCCACCTCACGGCGTCGCACGAGCAACGAAGCGCTGATCGCCTCAGGCCACAGCGCTTCGCTCTCGTCACGCGGGTCGCAAGCCTCCAACTCCTCATCCTCGTTGGCGCCCTCACGCAGTGCGCTGATCTCAACCCACGTCCACAGGTCGGGCTCCAGCTCGCGACAGCGACCAGTCAGATCATCCAAATGCCAACGCGTGAAAAGCATGAGAATACGGAAAGGACGCCCAACGCGATAACGGCTCAGGACCTCGCTTTGATATGCCTGCCAGCGCTTCTCACGGAGCGTCTTTGAGTTGGCGTCCTCGTGGCCCTTGAACGGGTCATCAATCACGACGAGGTCGGCGCGACCGCCTGTGATGCCTCCGTCAAACCCACAGGCCATAACAGAACCCGATCCGCCTATGAGGCCGAACTCGCGTTTGTTGTTTGCTTTGCCTCTTTTGACATCAGACACGACGCGGCGATCGTTGATGCGCTGACCAAACAATCGGATATAAGCGCGCAGCTTGACGATCTCTTTCAAGCGCTCAAGCTGCTTCTGTGCGAACTCGCTTTGGTAGGTGACATACATGATGCGCATGTCAGGATCGCACCCTATCAACCATGCACAATAGAGCAGCGCATACTCGCTTTTGGCGTGACCTGGAGGCAGGGCCATACCCAGGCGCGTCCTATCAAGCTCGTCGCTCATCGACAGGGCTTGCAGGCGGTCCATGATGAAAGCATGGAACCATGTCGCCTCGCCAAACTCAGGCCTGACGAGCTTCACGAACTCGGTGAAGCTCGACCGCGCGATGGCACGGTCGAGCTTCAGCAACTCCTCCTCCAGGTTGAGACGGAGCGGCTTCGACATCATCTGCCCTTGATCAGCGCGATGGCCTCGGCGCGCGCCGAGGGGTCGTCACGCAGCACGCCGCGCAGTGAGCTTGTGATCATGGTCGAGGTCGACTTGCGCACGCCGCGCAAGCGCATGCAGAAATGCTCAGCCTCGATGACGACGATCACACCGCGCGGTTTGAGGTGGATGTCGAGCGCGTGCGCGATCTGATCGGTTAAGCGCTCTTGGCATTGCAGGCGGCGCGCGAAGCAGTCGACTAGTCGCGCAAGCTTGGATAATCCAACGACCTGACCTGCATCGCCAGGGATGTAGCCAACGTGCGCCTTGCCGATAAACGGCAGCATGTGATGCTCGCACGAGCTGCAGAAATCGATCTCGCGCAGCAGGATGAGACCGTCATAACCTGACGTCCCCTCGACGTCAGATAGGTCGAAGCTCGTCGACAGAATCTGCGCGGGGTCCAGCGCGTACCCTGAGCACACCTCACGCCAAGCTGCCAGCGCACGCGCGGGGGTCTTGAGTACGCCATCGCGCGCGGGGTCGTCGCCCACGCGCGCGATGAGCGCTGCCAGTCCCCGCTTGATGACGTCGTCAGGATCTTGGCTCATCGCACGCCCCGGAGTTTGTGTTGCTGGATCGACAGGCGCCACTCGGGTTGATCAATCACGAGCTGCTCGCACCACGCCAACGCCTCGGGATCAAGCGCGCCGCTCGCCAGGAACCCCGGAGAGAGGACGAGCGCGTCGGCTTGGATGAGGAGGTCGTCGCGTATCACGTCGCCGCTTGGGAGGGCCTGTCGAGCGCTGCGCACGATGCGCAGCTCATGACACTGGCGTTGATGGATTGTGTGCCACGCGCTCTTGGGCGAGATCGTCAGGTGATCGACCTCATAGCGCAAGCGCGTGGTGCCGTTGCTCTCCATGGCGATCTTAAAGCCCTCGGCTCGCAGACCCTCGATCAGCGCCTCATCAACCTGGAGTGCTGGCTCGCCGCCAGTGAGCAACACCCAGCTCGCGCGCGGCGACAGGGCGCGCGCCTCGTTGACGATCTCGGACGCCGTCATGATGCGACCAACTTGAAAGTCCGTGTCGCAGTCGAAGCCGGTATTAGCGACCGAGCATCGCAGATTGCATTTAGCGAATCTGATAAAGACCATCACGACGCCCGAGAGGACGCCCTCGCCCTGGGTGCTGACGAAGGTCTCACAGACGCTGTAATGCCCCCGTGGTGCGATCTCGCCGACGTCTGGATTAGGCTGCTGCTTATACATGGTAGCTCGCTGCGTTGGAGGGTGTCTCTTGCAGGTGAACGCTCGCCAGAATGGCGACAGCGCCCAACCTCGTGAGGAGGTAGGTGGTCTGTTCAGCGATGTCTTGGGCGATGGATTCCGTGGTTGGTTGCGCCTCGATCTCGGTGATGCGCGCGTCGGGATGCGCGCGTCGAATCGCGTCGGCGACGACATCGCCTCGCGCGACGATCAGGCAATGATCATAACGCGCATCGAGAACCGCGCGCCACGCGCGCTTGAAGACGCCAAACTCCATGAGCATATCGCAGCTATCAAGCTCTTTTGCGGTTAGCGTGACGTCGACGCGCCATGAGTGACCATGGATTGACTGGCACTTGATCGGCGCGTCGGGGTGCGACAGGCGATGCGCCATTTCGACGCGATGCGTGAGCGTGATGGTCAGCATCGTTTCCGCTCCTTCAGGAAAGCGCGCCAGCCCTCAGCCCTGAGCTTGCAGGCAGCGCACGCGTCGCAACCATAACCCCAGCCATGCCGCAGTGTTCGGTCGCCGTTATAGCAGGTGTGCGAGTCCTCGATGACGAGGTCGAGAACGCCAAGCTCGGCGGCCAGATGAAACGTTTGGGCCTTGGTGAGGGACATCAGCGGCGTTGAGATCGTGAAGTCGTCAAGCTCCATGCCGAGGCCCAGCGCGATGGCGTCGGACAGCGTCGCGATGGTTTGCTCACGGCAGTCGGGATAACCTGCCTCATCTGTTTGGCACACTCCCGTGATGATGCAATAGATGCCGCGCGCGGCGGCGTAGCTCGCCGCTGCCGTGAGCATGACCAGATTGCGCCCTGGAACAAAGCTCGTCGGCAAGCCGCGCGCGTCTGTGGAGCTGCTGACCTCGATGGCGTTGCTCGTCAGCGAGCTGTTTGGCGCCAGCTGCGCGATGGGCAGCTTGATCACCTCGTGAGGTACGCCGAGCTTGGCGCACGCACGCGCTGCGCAGTCCAGCTCAACGCGATGGCGCTGACCGTAATCAAAGCTCAAGGCGCGCACGTCATCAGATTGCGTGCGCGCCCAGTGGAGGCACGTCAGCGAGTCTTGCCCGCCTGAGACGACGACGAGCAATGGCGCCTTGTGCGACTTCAATGGTTCGTGTTTCATGTCGACCTCGTATGCAATTGGTGAATCTTCAAGATCATCTCCACATCCGATCTACCAGTAATCGCTGTGTAGTATTGACATTTGAGCAATCGCGAGCGCAGCAGCCATCCCCCATAGGCTATAAGGCATCCCCCATAGTGATTGATGGCCTGCTTTTCGAGGTTGTATAGGTCGGGGATCTCCAGGCTGTCATCTTTGGCGAGGCGCCGAAAGGTGCGCAGGAAATTGATCCTGCTCAGCTCCTTGAGCCCAGAGCGCCCGGAGGGCAACATGACGCCTTGCAATGTCACAGGGTCGAGCACGTGCATTGCAATGCCGAATTTTCGTTGCATACTGTCGGTGGAGGTGTCGACCGAGGTGATGTGCGCCCCGAGCTTTTGGATGTTGTTGATGTTGCCATAACCCAGCAGATGAATGCCCGCGCGCTTGTTGACAGCTTTGATAAAGCCCGTGATGCGCGCCATGAGCTTGTGCTTGCCGAGGTGGTAGTTCGCCTTGCCTGCGAAGGCGCTCGCGAGGCCCCCGAGCGAAACATAGTCCTCGCCCTCCAGGAATGCATCAAGGCCCGACATGTCGCCGCGCTGATCATGCCAGACCGGGATAGGGTTGATGCCTGAGCGCTTCAGGTAAGCCTGCTGCTGGACGCTGAGGGCGGGATCGCCGATCACATCAAGGGTAAAGCATCGCACGATGTAGGGGCGCACCTCGCGAGCAAAGCGCGCATACTCCTCCAGGTTGATGGGCTTGCCGAGAGTAAACGCGCTGTAAGCGCCGGAGTCGAGAAGGACACGCACGCCTGCCGCGTGGAGCTGCGCGAACAGCGCTGGGTCCTGAAAGTAGTGATAAGACAACAGGATGTTCATTTAAAGATCACGACGCGATCGTCAAGCGCGGAGGCGATGCGCTGTTGAAGCTCCTCCTTGTCGCCCTCGCCCTCCACAAAGGCGACGATCCTGATCATCGTGTCGTCTGGTGTCAGGACCTCGGCGCCCTCAAGCTCCTCATCACTCCATTCATGATTGAGCTTGCCAAGCAGAAGCTCAAGATCCTGATCGTCATAGCCGGTCCCCTCCAGCGCGTCATGACCTCGCAGCTCCTCCAACAGCGCCAGCAAGCGCTCGTCATCATAGCCGCCGAGGTCGGACGTCCGGTTGTCGGCTGCCATGATGGCGCGCGCGCGCACGTCGTCGACGTCGACGAGGTGGACCATAATCGAATCGAGGGATTCTGCTTGTGCGGCGAGGAATCTGTGATTGCCCGCGATGATGTGCATAGTCGAGGCCTGCGCGACGACGACACCATAAAAGCCATTGGCGCGGATCGAGGCGCGGATCGCCTCCACGTCGCCGCGCCTGGGGTTAGATGGGTGGGTCGTGAGCTTCGCCAGGGGCATCGACACGATGCGAGGTGCGGCGTCTTGAGGTGCGATCTTCTTGCGTGGCATCAGGTGTCATCTCCGGTCTGAGGTGTCTGGGGAGCGGCTTGGCGCAAAGCTTGGCGCAAAGCAATCTGTTGCTCAAGAGGCAATGCGTCAATGTCGAGCGCCGTCACGCCATGCGTGAGAGGTTGAGGTGTGGCGAGGTTGAGGGTCTTGGGCAAACCGAAACCTCGCGATTGCCCGTGCGTCTCCAGCGTGTAGATGACTGCCTTGAGCTGGGTTTTCCGATCGGCGGTGTCGCGCATGATCTGGGCAAGCGTCGCCTCAGCCATGTCGACCTCAAGCTCGCGAAGATCTGTCAACAGCTCTTGCAGCGCGGCGCTCGCGTTGATCCGCTTGTATAGAGCGCTGCGCGCCATGCCGAGAGACTTCGCAGCTACCGACACCGTACCGCGAGATTTGGTTAGTGCGAACTTGATGTCTGCGATCTTAAATTTGTCACCCACGACGCAACCTCCTCGCGCGCGGGCGCGATGTCCGATCTGTCCGCCGGCTCGACGTCGCGCACCCATCGAGGTGCGCGTCAGGCTTCGCAGGGGCGACGTCCTGGCAAGGCGCGACCTCGTCCGAGGCGTTACCGCAGTAAGCCTCAAGCAGCGCGTCACGAGCGAACATGAGCGAGTCTAGTTGATCATCGTGATAGCGCGGCGTGCATTGCGAGGGTTGATCGGTTGAGGATTCTTTGAGCATGGAGCGTCTTGGATGGTCGTGTCTCATGGTGTTCACGGCGTGAGGTGAGAGGGTTGGAGGTACAAAGCGCGAGGGCCTTATGACGCATGATGTCATAATGACGCACCGCGGTCACCACAGTGCGCCCTCAACGCGCGGGTTGTCGCGGAGTTTGGGATAGGGCGCCACCGCAGCTGC